CCAGCGCCGAGATCGCGGGCGCCACCTATGCCGATCCCGGTGTCGCCGAACCCGCCGACTATGCCCAGGTGTCGAGCGTCTCGCTGTTCGGTCTCAGCGGCTTCTCGCTGATGCGCCTCGACATGGGCATCCAGAACAATCTCGCCGGCCAGCCCGCCCTCGGCCAGCGCGGCCTCAAGGGCATCCGCATGGGCAAGAGCCGGATCAGCGGCACCGCGCAGGTCTATCTCGAAGACCCGGCCCACTATGCTGCCGCCCTCGCGAACACCGCGGGAGAGGTCGCCTTCACAATCGGCACCGGTTCTGGTGCGCAGTACACCTTCACGATGCCGCGCGCCGAGATCACCGATCACACCGCCGACGACACCTCGGGCGACGGCATGCTGTCGCTAAGCTTCATCGCGAAGATCGGCGGCAGCGGCGAGAGCCAGCTCAACATCGCGCGCAACGTCTAGCGCGCCTGCGGCCTTTTCCACCGACAGCGTACCGGCCGGAACGGGGGCGCGCGGGAGTCGGTGCCCGCGCGCCCTTTTCACACCGACGAGGCTTCACGATGTTCAAGAAAATCCCGGAACTCAGCGCCGATCCCGACCTCGAGAAGGACGGCATCCGCGTCGAGATAGAGCTCGAGCTGAAGGACGGCACCACCCTGAACGGCTGGGTGCAGGTCCGCCGCGCCGGCGGCAACAATCTCATGTTCGCGCAATGCGCCACGGCGCTGCGAAAGCCCTACAAGTACCAGCTCGACAACGACACCCTGCCGCAGGCCAAGGTCGAAGCGCTGAACCGCAACCTCTACGCCGATGCCTGCGTCGCCGACTTCGGCGGCTTTCCGGGCGAGGATGGCGCCCCCGTCGCCTACAGCAAGGAGGGCGCTCGCGCGCTGCTCACCGAGTACTCCGAGGTCTACGAGGTTGTCCGCGAGCAGGCCAACAAGGCGGCGAACTACCGGATGTCCTCGCACAACGAGGCCGTCGACCAGGGAAAAGCCGGCTCGGCTGGGAGCTGAAGCTCGGCAGCAACCGCCGCACACTGGAGCGCAACGCCGCCTCGGGCCGCGATCCCGTCGCGGTCGCCAAGCTCGATGCGGCCCCCGAGCTCAACGAGCAGGCCGCCTTCTACTATGCCGCCTGGTCGATGCTTTCCGGATCGCGCAATGCCGCCGGCATGGGCGTCGGCGCCATCCCCTATCCGGTGATCACCGCCTGGGCGCGTGATCGCGGCATCGAAGACCCCGACGAGATCGAGCTTCTCGTGTTCGGCGTCCAGGCGCTCGATGGCGTCTATCTCGAACACATCGCCGCGACGATGACGAAAGGACGGAGGACCTGATGGACCAGGAGGCCGTCCGGACCGTTCGCATCGTCATCGATTCCTCCGGCGCGAAGTCCGGCGGCGCCGAGGTCGAGAACGCGCTGAAGTCGATCGATGACCGCATCTCCGATGGCTTCGCGTCGATCCAGAAGTTCGGCGAGAGCTTCGAAAGCCTGAAGAGCTATGCCGAGGGCTTCATCGGCGTGAAGATCGCTGAGAAGTTCCTCGAGATGTTCGAGAACGCCGGCAAGGCTGCGCTCGCGCAGGAGCGGCTCGCGCAATCGCTGGGCGTCAGCACGACGTTCGTTCAGGCCGCCACTTACGCGGCCAATCAGAACGGCATCGGCACCGATACGATGACAACCGCGATGACGCGGTTCTCGAATGCCGTCGGCCAGGCATCGCAGGGCAACAAGCAGGCAATCGATACCTTCCAGTCGCTCGGCGTCTATTTGCTCGACGCCCAGGGCAAGATACGGCCAACCGAGATCGTCCTGTCGGACGTCGCCGCGGCCCTGCTCAAGGTGGACGATCCCGCCAAGCGCGTCGCCCTGTCGATCCAGCTGTTCGGCCGCAGCGGCGCCGAAGTAATCCCGATGCTGAAAGATCTCGCCGCCGGATCGGACGTCCTGGCCTCGAAGGCCGCGGCGGCGGGCGTCATCATCGACAACGACGTGGTCGAGCAGCTTAAGAAGCTCGAGGCCCAGTCGGAAGCGTCGTCGTCGAAGTGGCACGCGTTGGTGCTGAATATCGGGACACCCATCGCGACGGCCGCGATGGAGGCCGTCAACAGCATCCTGGGCGAGATCCTCGGCAAGCTCCAGCAGATGGACGCCATGCGCCATCTGGCCGATCAGGGTGTGCTCCCGCAGAACGAGCAGGATGCGGTTGTCGCCAATTACAACCGGTTGCGGGCGAAGGCGCTCGACCCGGCGAACAAGCGAAACGCCTCGATCCAGCACGCCTACGACAAGGCCAGCCAGGCCTTCGAGAACATGACCAAGAGCGCGGGAAGCATCGATAACGTGCCCGATCCCGCGGAACGGATGCGCATCCTCGCCGAGCAGAACGCCGCTCAATTGAGCGTCTCCGGCAGCTTTCCGACCGATGTCCCGGACAAGTCGTCGTCTCCCGGTGTCTCAAATCCTGCCGACAAGGCGGCCGGCGAATCGCTCGATGCCCGGCTGAAGAAGCTCACCAACGATGCCCAGATCGCGCTGGATGGCGCAAAGGCGATGGCGTTCGCGTCCGATCAGGGTGCTGACGCGCTGTCCAAGCTGGAAGTGCATACCAAGGACCTCCAGCAGGTCAGCGACGCCTACATCAAGAGCGGCCAGAGCGTGAAGCTGGTGTTCGACGCCCAGACCGGCGCGCTCACCACCAACAACGCGGCCGTCAACGCGCAGGTGAAGGCGCTCGACGATCTCAACGACCAGACCAAGATCCAGAACGCGCTGCGCGACATCGGCGTCAAGGCCTACAGCCTGCAGCAGCAGAACGACGAGACCCAGCTGCAGCTCCAGCTGCAGGGCCAGACCACGGACGAGATCGCCCGCCAGCTTGCGATCCACAAGGAGATCGCTGACGCCAAAGCCAAAGGCGTCCCGCTCGACAGCCAGCAGCTGCAGAGCCTGCAGGCTGCGGTCAACCGGCAGTACGACCTCAAAGAGGCGATCGACGCCACCCAGAAGTCGACGCAGCTCTGGCTGGCGCCGTTCAGCCAGGCCGTCAACGGCATCCAGACCAGCTTTGAGGGGCTGTTCGAGAACATCCTCAAGGACGGCAAGAACGTCTGGCAGACCTTCGCCGACACGATCAAGAACATCTTCATCAAGCTGTTCGCCGAGCTGGCGGTGATCGCGGTCGTGCGGCCCATCCTGCAGCCGATCGTGCAGGGCGTCTTCTCGCCCGCGGCCGCGGAGCAGCTCGGCTTTGGCCAGGGCGTGGGCTCCGGCGGGATCGGCTCCATTCTGGGCGGCGGCGGCGGGCTCTCGCCGGGCCTTCAAGGATCGGGCGGCGGCCTCGGCAACATCGGTCTCCCGAGCGGTGGCGGCTTCGGCGGCGGCAACATGTTCGGCCTCGGCGACTTCCTTGCCCGCCCGATCGGCTCGTTCTTCCAGTCGACGCCGGATGTGGGCTCGCTCATCGCCAGCGGCCAGACCGGCGCGTCGGTCGCGGCTGGTGGTCCCGGCGGCCTCAGCAGCCTGAGTGGCCTTTCGGTCGGGCAAGGGTTCAGTGGCGCACTGTCGATCGGTACCGGCGCGCTTTCCCTTGCTCAGAGCAACGGCGACACGGGAAAGACCATCGGCGGCATCGGCCAGATGGTTGGCGGCGCCTTGATGATGATCCCGACGCCGTGGACGATGGCGGCCGGCGCGATCATAAGCCTGGCCTCGAGCATCCTTCCGAGCGTTCTCGGCGGCGGTCCCAAGATCCCGCCAATGCCCGATCTCGGTTACTCGCAGGGCAGCTTCAACTACGATTCCAACAACGCGGTCTATACCGGCGGCGAGAACGCGGCCGGTGCGCTGGCGATCGGCCAGTCGGTGCTAAGCCTCATCAGCCGGGCCGGAGGGACGCCGATCGCGGGCCAGCTCTATGGCGGTACCGTCGCATCGGGCACGACACACACCTGGAACGGCCAGCAATGGGTCGGCCAGAACTACACGCAGGCCGATATCAGCTCGCCGACGGGGCAGGTGACCTTCATCCCGGGCACCGGCCCCGGCGTCTCCGTGCAAGATGCCGCCGACAAGCTGGTGGCGTCCGCCTTCCGTGCCGACGTCCTCAACGGCGCCGTCAAGGGCGTCAGCGATACGCTGAAAAACATCTTCGAGACCGTCGATCCGGCCAACTCGAAGGCGGCGCAGGACGTCGTCGACTTCGCGAAGACCTATGACCAGCTCGGCAAGGCGACCAACACGGTCAAGGATGCCGTCGACCAGCTCAATCAGAAGTTCCAGACGCTCAGCCAGCAGGCCATCGGCTACGGCCAGTCCATCGACCCGGTCAACGCCGAGCTCGCCAAGGAGACCAAGCGGACGGCGCAGGACTTCATCGACAACATGCTGGACCCGCTCGCGGTGCAGATGCGGGCACTGCAGGATGCCGAGGATTCGGCGCTCGCCTCGGCGAAGTACATCAACGACAACGTCGCCGGCGTCTATGCCGACACCAACGCGATCGTCGACTACTACGGCAAGCAGCGCCTCGCTCTCGAGGACCAGTTCTACCAGGGCGGCATCACCAACATTCAGAACGCGATCCAGCGGCTGACCTTCGGCGATCTCGCCAACGCGTCGCCGACCACGCAGCTCGCCGGGGTAAAGGCCAGCTATCAGGCGGGCCTCGCGCAGGCCCAGACCGGCGATGTGTCCGCCATCGCCAACCTCGCCAACCTTGCCATCGGTTACGCTCAGGCGCAGCAGCGCTATTCCGGCAGCGGCCCGGAGTATGCCGCGCTGGCCGCGCAGCTTCGCCAGCAGCTCGGCGATGTCCTGGCCGTGGCCAGCGGCGGCGCCGCCCCGGCTGGCACCGCCGCAGACCCGCAGCAGATCAATACGGCCGTGCAAGTGCTGCAGGCGAACATCAGCCAACTCCAGCAGATCGTGCAGACCCTTGCCGAGAAAGTCGACAAGCAGAGCAACGACAACGCCGTGCTGGTCGCCCAACTGCGCAGCGCGACCACAAACGGAATGTAGGCGATGGCCAGCGTCGTCTATCAGTACGCGACACCGGTCCCGCCGTTCGGCGCGGTTGATGCTGGCGACGTCGGGACCTTCCCGATCTATGAGGGCGTCGACCCCGCGAACCTCGGCGCCCATGAGGGCAAGGGCCTGCTTCTGGTGGCGGCGCCGTTCGACCCTGAGGTGGTTGTCGCGACGCCGGGCCCGGTGCCGTTCGGGACCATAGACGGCCCAACCGCCAACGCTTTCGACACGCAGGGTCAGCTTTCGACCATCTATCCCGCCGCGACGCACGGCGCCTCGAGCGCGCCTGACGACACGCCGGCCAATGCGTACATCCCCGGCAAGCTCGACGGCACCGTGCAGACGCAGGTGTCGCTCTTCGGCGGCGCCGATCCCCTGCAGGCCGGCCAGGCCGGGTTCGGCGATATCCAGATCTTCGATCCTGACGGCGGCCTCGAAGGCCTTCTGGAGCTCGGATGGGAGGGTGCCGCGATCGAGCTGAGACGCGGCACGCCCGGTGATCGGTTTTCGACCTGGTCGACGGCCGCGAAGCTCATTTCGGCCGGCCTGGTGGGCGATCTTCAGACCAAGACCCTCAAGCTCAGGCCCCTGACCTGGCTGCTCGACAACGCCGAGCTCCACGGCAACCGCTACGGCGGCGCCGGCGGGCTGGATGGCGATGCCGCTCTCGCCGGCCACCTGAAACCCTATGCGGTGGGCCATGTGTTCAACATCACGCCGGTGCTGATCAATGCCGCGTTGCTGATCGGCCAGGTTTCGTGTTCTTCGGTGTCGGCAATCTCGGCGGTCTATGACGGGCGGTCACCGCTCTCGGCTGGCGCGGATTACTCCGACTATTCCGCCCTTGCCGCAGCCACCGTTGCGCCGGGAAGCTATGCGACCTGCCGGGCGCAGGGTCTCTACCGCCTCGGTGCGGCGCCGGTGTTCGGCACGACATGCGACGTGGTTGGCGATGCGGATGTCATCGACGGTCTCGCCGGTCCTGTCAGTCGCGGCCGCATTGTCCGCCGTATCGCCACTGGTCTCGGAACCGTGCGGCTGAGGGATTCCGAGCAGATCGATTTCGCAGCATTCCAGGACTTCGAGAACAAGCAGCCGGCACCATGCGGCTGGTACTGGGACGGCGCGCAGGCGATCAGCAAGGCGGCGGCGATCACGGAAGTACTGGGCGGCGTCTGCGGCTGGTGGACGGTGCGCCCCAACGGACAGCTCGCGATAGGCCAGGTGGAAGACCCGGCCGATCATGGCGCCACGCTGCTGCTGGCCTACCCGGCGGAAGATGCCGAGCAGTGCCGCCTCGGCGAGCCGGTCATCACCGACGTTCTGCCGCCCCGGCGCGCCACGTTCGTGGGCTTCCAGCGCAACTACACGGTGATGACCCAGAACCAGCTCGCCGGGTTCGTCAGCCAGGCCGATGCCCAGCTCTACAGCCAACCGACGCGCTATGCAGCGCTCGGCGATCAATGGCGGGCCAATAACTACCCGACATCCTCGGCGGTCAGCCTGTTGGCAAATTATCGCGACCAGGCCGACGCGGAAGCCGAAGCGGTCCGGCAGATGACGCTCTTTTCCGTGGCGCGCCGGCGGTATGCGATCCAGATCGCGATGGACTCGCTCGCCGATGTCGTCGGTCAGCGCGCGCAGATCGAGAACCTCGGCCGGCTCGGATGGGGCGCCAGCAAGTCGCTGCTGACGTGTGGCATCGAGGCCGCCGGCGGCGTCGTTCGCTTGCACTTTTGGGGTTGAGCCGATGACGCATCGCATCCTCGACCGCGCGCAGGAGACGACGACGTCATCCGGTCCCGGCGCGCTCAACCTGGCGGGCGCCACGACCCGCATGTTGAGCTTTGCCGAGGCCGGGCTTTCCGATGGCGATACCTTTCTCGGGCTCATCGAGCATTTGACCGCCGCCGAATTCGAGCTGGCCCTCTGTACCTTTCATGCCGGCACGCCGAACTACATCACGCGGGCGACGCCGCGGCGGTCGAGCACCGGGACCTCGACGGTCGACTTCTCGACCGGAACCAAGACTGTTTCCCTGGTCGACCTTGCCGGCATTCGGCATCACGCCTGCCGCGTCGAGAAGTCGGGCACGTCGACTGAGATGGCCGACAACGACTGCGTCGTGGTCATCAAGAAGACGGTCGGGGCGGCGCATGCCGTTTCGCTGCCGGCCAACCCGGTGCCCGATCAAGAGGTCTGCGTCATCGACGGCAAGGGCGATGCCGGCACCAACAACATCACGGTGACCGATCCCAACGGTTACCTGATCAACGGCGAGGCCTCGCTCGTGCTGAGCAGCGATCGCGAACGATGGTGGCTGCACTTCACCACCGACAACGAGTGGCTTCTCGTCTAGCTCTCCTTCGGGGTTCCAAAAGATGATGCGTCGACTTCTCGCCGGCCTATTGGTCGCCCTGGCGCTGGTGCCCGCTGCGCTTGCGCAGACCACCGGAAAGCCCGGCCTCGACTCGATGGGGCAGACGAGCTCCGCGCGACTGCGCGCGGTCGTTCCCGATGCGACGGGCACCGGCGCCCTGGTGTTCGGGACAGCGCCGACCATCAGCCTGGAGCATGGCTCCGGGCTTCCGATTGCGGGCCTCTCCGGCCTCGGAACCGGCATCAGCACCGCGCTCGGCGTGAACGCGGGATCGTCGGGCGCGTTGGCCGTCCTGAGCGGCACGCTTACGCCCGGCAACATCGCGATCGCGAGCGATGACGGGAAGGGTTTCAAGGACAGTAACTATCAGCTGATCACGACGTTCGGCGCAGGCCAGGTTCCCTGCAACCCGACGAGCAATTCCGCCGGGCCCGTGTCGCTGTGCTCGCAACTCGCGATGCCGGCTGGAACGGCCGGCGCGCCGACCTATTCCTTCTATGCAGATCCGACGTCCGGCCTGTTCCTGAACAGCTCGAATATCCTTGGCCTCGCGGTCGGCGGCGTTCAGCTCCTCAAATACCATAAGCCGAGTGGCACGGCCTCGTGGGACCTGTCCGCGGGAAGCACGCCTCTCCTGGCGGCGGTCGACTCCGGCAGCGGCAACGCGACGGCGCTCATCGCCGGCGCGGGCACCTCGGGCGTCGACCTGGAATACAACAGCGGCGTCGCGGACAGCGGTGTCACGCCCCGGCTGGCGCGCTTCTTCGGCAACGGCCTCGGCGCCACCAACAACGTCATCACCTTCACCGCGGCGGCCTCGGGCAGCGCGGTGCGCATCGGCGCGGCCGGATCGTCCGACACGAACATCAGCATCAACGTCCAGCCGGCCGGCTCGGGGACGTTCCAGTACAACGGTAACGCGGTCCTTTATTCCGGCGGCGCACTGGGCACGCCAAGCAGCGCGACGCTGGCCAATGCCACCGGCCTGCCGGTGTCGACCGGCATCACCGGGCTCGGCACGAACGTGGCGACCGCATTGGCGGTCAATGTCGGGAGCGCCGGCGCGTTCGTGACCAATGGCGGCGCGCTGGGCACGCCCTCGTCAGGATCCGCCGCGAACCTCACCGGCCTGCCGCTTTCAAGCGTCACGGGTTTGGGCACGAACGTCGCGACGGCGCTTGCAGTCAATGTCGGGACCGCTGGGGCGTTCGTTACGAACGGCGGTGCGTTGGGCACGCCAAGCAGTGGCGTCGGAACAAACCTCACCAGCCTGACGGCCGGAAACCTTACCGGGCAGGTGGCGAAGGCCAACGGCGGTACGGGATCAACGACGGGCCAGGGGGCTTCGTCCAACCTGTCGACGCCCTACGTCCAATGCCACACGTCGACCGATGCCTCCGTGACGGGCGGTGTCGCCGAGACGATCCTCGGCTGGTGCAACGTCGCCGGCAGCGTGCTCGGCACCAACGGCTGCGTCATGGCCGATCTCAGCTGGCAGTTCAACGCCGGAGGTTCGCCGGCGAACTGGACGCAGATCGTTCGCATCGTCACCGGCACTTCAAACGGCACGACGGGCGGGACCGGCTTGCTGAGCGCGACCGTTACGCAGCCGCAGAACGGTCGGAACAACTTCAAGATATGCAATAGCAACAGCGCGAGCAGCCAGTGGATGTGGGGCAATACGGCGTCGTTCGGGTTTTCGACGGCCGGCTATGCCACGTCGGCCATCAACACGGGGAGCGCCTTCACGGTCTCGTTCAACGCAACCCCGGGCAATTCCGGTGACACGATCCATCTCAAGGGCCTCACCGGTACCCTGGTCCAGACGGCTGGCAACTAACCGATGAGGCGCCTCCTTCGCCTTCTCGCGCTTCCGATCATCGCCTTCCTGGTAGGCGGCAACTACGCGGGCAACATCGTCGCGCCGTCTCTGGTGTACGTGTCCGCCGTCAATTGCGGCGGCATCGGCGTGGGCGATGACGTGATGGGAAACGGCCGATCCAGCAGTCCGCTCGCCACGGTGGCGCGCGGGGTACAGGTCGTAGCGGCCGGCGGCACTGTCAAATTGAACGGCTGTCCCGGCACGCCGGGCAGCTACGCCGGCGCCACCCTCACCAGCAATGTCACGGTCTCGGCGATCAACCCCGGCTATGCCACGCTCGGATCATCGACCGTGGGGGCGAGCGGCGTAACCATCGGCCTCGACGGCCTGGTGCTCGACTCCGGCGGCACCGGGCGGCTCCTGACGCTGAGCGCCCCGGCGAGCCTATACACCCTCAAACTGACGAACCTCACGCCGCTGGATTGGGGTGACTACGGGATATACGCGCCCGGTGCCACGAAGGTCGCGATCATCGCGACGAACGTCGCATGGAACAGCACGACGACGAGCCAAGTGGCCGGCATGTACCTGCCGAACCTCGTCGGCGGCAGCAGCGTCACGCTAAGTGGCGGTAGCTGCACGATGTCCGCCAAGGCGTCGCCCGGCTTCGGCTGCATCCATGCGGTCGCGGGCGACGCGACCGTCACGATGTCGGCGGACAACTTCGACTGCTCGATCACCGACGACGCATCACAGACATCGACCGCCATCGATTACTGCGTCCGCACGCAGGATATCGTCGTTCAGTGGAACGCCACGGGTGCCTCCGCGAGCACGTTTACCGGCAGCGCACCGGCCGGGACGCGGCAGATCGACCTCATCGTTGTCGGTCACCAGAACTATGGCATCAGCGGAAGCACGATCCGCAACATCACGTGGAACAACAACGGCAACGGCGGCATCAGCTGCCTGATGGGTCGGGACTCGGCGCCGCCGGTCGGACGGGCCGGTGCCACCAACGTGACGATCGACAACTGCGTGCCCACCGGCACCAGCAACGCGCTGGTCGAAGGCATCGTGTTCGGGTCGACCGTCAATGGTCTCCTGAAGAACATCGACATGGAAAACCCCGGCATCAACTGCATGTGCGGGGCCAAGGACTCGGTGAACTTCCAGGCTCAGAACGTTCGGGTCAGAAACGCGAGGTCGCTGGCCACGGTCGAAAAGGGCAACGTCAATTCGACCTGGAACATCGATGTCGTCTTCGACGATCCGACCATCACGGCGGCCACCGGCTTCTTCATCGAGACGAACTCCGATTCCTCGCACACGGTCACCGGCATCACCAACGCCAACCCGGCGGTCGTGACGATCGCTGCCGGCGGCAACCCGGTCACCAGCGGCGACCTGTTCCACTTCTCGTCGGTCGGCGGCATGACGCAGATCAACGGACAGACGCTGGCGGCGACCAGGATCGACGCGACGCACTTCTCGGTCCCGGTCGATAGCACTGGCTATGGCGCCTATACGAGCGGCGGCAATGTCATCACGCCATCGACAGGATCGACATGGGCGGGATCGATCACCGTGAACGGCAGCACCTCCATCATTGCGGTGAGCATGGCGGGCGGTGTCGGCAACAGCGCGAGCTTCAGCGGCGACACCTACACGCTGACCAGCGGGAGCTATGCCGCGAACCCGTTCCAGTACGACGCCATGAACTACGCCTCCTGCAATCCGGCATGGCTCGCCAGGTGGCCCGGCGTGACGACGTGCGTCAACTTCTGAAGGGAGAGAGTGAAATGAGAATGGACCGTCTGGTTCTGGCGGCCGTGGCTGCCGCGGCGATTGCCCTGCCGGCGGCGGCGCAGGAAACGCCAAAGGCAACGCTTTCGGTCGAGTACTACGACGGCGTGATCACGCAGCTGAACCGCGCCGCCGCGGCCATTTTCGCCGAGAACCTTGCGCTGCGCGCCGAGGTGAAGCGTCTGCAGGCCGCGAACAAGGATGCGCAAGGCGACGGCAAGCCGGCGTCTCCGGCGCCCACTCCGCCGGCGCCCTGATCGGAACTTCCAGATGTTCGGCGCGACCCCGATCGCGGCGGCGCCCTTCGCCTCCGGTTCCCTTGTCCCCTACGTGGTGCCCGCAGCGATGCCTTCCGAAAACGTGCTCATCCTCAACCCGGCAGACTCCGATGCCGGCACGCTGACGGCCGATTCGGAAGTCACGACGCTCGGCGCGGCCAACCTGCTCGACATGGACCCGGCGAAGAAGTGGCGGAGCAACGGCGTCACGACAGCCGCGCTCACGCTGGTGCTCGCGGCCCCGATCGCCGCCGACACGCTCGCCCTGGTCGCCCACAATCTCAGCGGCGTCGGTACGCTGCGGGTGCGCGGTGCCGACAGCGAGGCCAACCTCACCGCCGCGCCGGCGGTCGATACCGGATGGGTGAGCGCGTGGCCGGTCACCGGCAAGCCCACCACGCCGGGCTGGCCGCATTTCACCTCGCTGGTGCGATGGACGGCGGCAGGGCTGTTCCAATACTGGCGGATCGACATCGCCGACGCCTCGCTCGCGCTCACCTATCTCGAAGCCGGCAGGCTGGTGCTGGGCGAGGCCTGGCAGCCGTCGTTCAACTTCGATATCGGCGGGACGCCACTCGGCTTCGACTCGATGGACGTGCAGTCGAAGACGCCCTACGGCCGGACCTTCACCGATCGCCGCACCACCAGCCCGGCGCGGCTGTTCGAAATCGCCTTCTACGCACTCACTGTCCGCGAGGCCTTCGACGGCGCCGCCGAGATCCAGCGGTTGCGGGGTCTCTGGGGTGACGTGATCTGCTGCCTCGATCCGGCGGCCTCCACGGACTTCCACCGCTTCACCATGCAGGGCGTCTTCACCGCCGCCGCGGCCTACACCTTGCCGCCGGTTTTCGACGCCGGGGGCGCCATGTTCGGCGCCGGCGTCAAGCTCCGCGAGCTGATCTAGCCCGCCCACCCACGACAGGAAGGCAATCATGTTTGCTGACAAGATCGGCGAAGCCAGCACGACCACCGGTACGGGCACCTTCGCGATGGGCGGGGCCTATGGTGCCTTCCGCACCTGGCGCTCGGGCTTCTCGAGCGGTGACGCCGCGTTCTATCTCGCCACCAACGACACCGGCACCATCTGGGAGATCGGCTATGGCATCTTCACGACGGGCACGCCGGACACCCTGACGCGGACCCTGCAGGAGAGCTCGAGCGGCGCGCTCATCGACTGGCAGACGACACCTTACCGCATCTACAACGCGCCGAACGCGGCAGCGGCCAAGCATCTTCTCGCCGCCCTGGTCAACGGTGTCGCGGCCGTGCCGGGTTGGCTGCCGGCCGGCGCGATGTGGCTCGACTTTGCCATCGGCGTCGCCGTCGAATGGGCGAAGAAGCGCTATATCAGCGGCACCCGCACCGCCGCGGCGAGCCATGCCGAAGAGGGCCGGTTTCACCTCGGTCTCGACGCCGGCGCCACCCACATCTTCGCCGCCTCGCAGCGCAAGAAATTTGAGGACAAGGGCGCGGCGTCCTACACCTTCACCGCCGATGATATCGGCAAGGTGCTGGCCTTCGACTGCTCGGCCGCGGGCCGCACGCTCACCATGCTGGCGCATGACGCCGCCGGCATGGGCCACGGCGCCTATGTCTTCGTTTATCCCTACGGCAGCACTGCCAACGGCGTGACGTTCACACCGGGCGGCGCCGACACCACCGACCTCGCCACTGCGCCGCCGGGCCGCGTGACACGCTTCGATTGGGACGGCGCCCGGTCGAAGTGGATCGCCGACTACGTGGTGCCAGCCACTGAGGTGATTCGCTCACACCTGGCCGGTCTCGGCATGTCGAACAACGGCGGCACGCCCAATACCAAGATCGACGTCGCCGCTGGCCAATGCGCGGACGGCACGGCGGCCGCCATGCTCGCCATGTCCGCCGGCACGATCGACTGCGGCACGACGGGCGCCAATGGCCTGGACACCGGCAGCCTCGGTGCCTCGACGTGGTATCACGCCTTTGCCATCGGCAAGACGGACGGCACCACGGCTTTCTTGGCGTCGACGTCGGCCTCGGCGCCGACCATGCCGAGCGGCTATACGCTCAAGCGCCGCATCGGCAGTTTCAAGACGGATGGCTCCTCGCACATCCTGGCATTTACGCAGGACGGCGATTACTTCCGGTGGTCGGCGATGGTGGCCGACTTCGCCGATACCAACCCCGGCACGTCGGCGGTCAGCAAGACGCTCTCCGGCGTGCCGTCGGGCGTGAGCGTGCTGGCGCTGCTTCTGATTTCGGCCACGACCGGCTCCAACGATTTCGTCGGCTATATCAGCGACCCCGCCGCCAGCGATGAGGTGCCAGTGCGCGCGACCGGCTTCCACAACTTCGGCGGCGTGAACACCGGCGAAAGCGCGGGCGCTCAAATGACCGTCCGCACCAACACCAGCGCGCAAGTGCGCTACCGCATATCGGCGTCCGGTGCGTCGGACGCGGTTCGGTGCGTCACGCTCGGCTGGACCGATCGCCGCGGCCGCGACGCCTGATCTCGGGGAGGTGTGAATGGCTGATATCGAGAACGGCAACGGTGAGCGCAAGCGCATCGAGGCGGTGGCGCGGAACATCGCCCTTCAAGGCTATGCGCGCGTCTCGATGGTCGTGTTTCCGCCGTTCGTCGGCGCCCTGGTAGCGATCGCCGGATGGTTCTTTGCCGACCTCACCGGCGAGGTGAAGTCGATGCGCCGCGAACTCACGGCCTACATCACCAAGGACACCGCCGACGGCGCGCGCCAGGCCGGGCGGATTGATGAGCATGAGCGCCGGCTCGGCGTCGTGGAGGGCCGCGTCTTCGGCTTCACGCCGATGCGGCCGCAGCCGACCAGCGGCAACCCCTAGACCAAAGGACAACCGACCATGTGGGAATTCCGGCCGTTCGACCCGGCAGGCTTTCGCGCGCCCGCACGCAAGGTGACGCGCGTCTTCCTGCACTGCACCGATTCCGACAACGCGGCGCTCGCCGGCGTCGGCCTGGCCGAGGAAGTCAACCGCTGGCACCTCGCCAACGGGTGGGCCGGCATCGGTTATAATTTCGTGGTCGACAAAGCGGGCGTTGTGGTGACCGGCCGCCCGCTCGAGCTGACACCGGCGGCGCAGCTCGGCGAGGTGCCGCTGGTCGAGCCGGCCATGGTGCACATGGGCAACGTCGCCACGATTGCGATCTCGACGCACGGCAGCAAAGACTTCACCCCGGAGAGCCTGGCCGCGACGCACGCCCTCATGGTGGCCATCGACTCGGTTTACTTCGGCTTGGGCACGCCGGTGACCTTCCACGGCCATTGCGAGATCGATCCGCGGCCGTGCCCGGTCTATCCGTACCGCCAGGTGCACAGCCTTGACGAGCTCGGCCGGCTCAAGAGTGTCGAGCCGCGCGCCAGCATAGGCATCGTGGCGCCGGCGGCGGCCTCGAGGGATTGGCCGAAGCTCCCGATCAATGACCCGCCACCGCCGCCGGTCGGCGCGCGCGATCTCTTCGAAGGCTGTCACGGGCCCGACGTCGAGGCCGTGCAGCGGAAACTCGGCATCGTGCCGGTTGACGGTGCCTTTGGTCCGCAGACCTTCCGGGTGATTGCCGACTGGCAGCACGCCATCGGCCTGGTGTCCGATGGCATCATCGGTCCGGCTAGCCGAAAAGCGCTCGGCCTGAATTGATGGCGAGGTTGCAGGCGCGGCACATCGTTTTTAAATCCCACAGCTTGCTCACTCTGTCGGTCGTGCTGCGGGTCGGCATTGGGCGCTTATGGCGAACCACAAGCCTATCCGTTCTCCCGCATGAGCATTTATAGCCGTCGAGCTTGAGGCGACTCTCTCTCAGGCCGTTAAATCTCGCGTGCTGTGATGCCGCCAGGATGGCCGCCCTTGCGTTCGCGTCTGTCGCAAAACGACGGCGCTTCTTCGCCTTGATTAGATCGGCATATCGACGATACCAGCGCCGCTTGCTCGCTCTCTTCGCGCCCACTTGACACGCCGGCGCGCCGCATGTCTTGGCATGCCGGTAGTTTGATCGAAAAGGCCTGGCGCAGATAGCGCACCGCCGCTTCGCCGCTGTTTTGGCCATTCCAGTTTTTTAGCACGCCGAGCCGGACGTGCGCACCTATCCGGCGCTCCCCCGACAACCTGAAAGGACCGACCCGTGAAGAACCATCTGCGCCTTCTGCGCGCGCTTTGCCTTGCCTGCATCCTGGCGACCATCCTCGGCGGCCGCCGCGCCGCTGCCGTCGTCGGTGCGGTCCTGTTCGCGATCCTGCTGCCCGGCCTCGCCGCCGCAGCGGATCCCGCGTCGACATCGGTCGACGTCGGCCCGCTGCTCGCGAACTACGTACTGCCGTTCGTCGGCTCGCTGGTCGCCCTGCTCGGCGTCTGGGCGCTGCGGCAGATCGAGGTCCGCCTCGGCCTCGACAAGAACGCCCGGCTTTCCGGCATGCTGGAAACCGCGATGACCAATGGGCTCGCCTTCGCGCAGAGCCAGCTCGCCGGGAAGATCGGCAATGGTCCGCTGATGGTCGACGTCAAGAACGAGGCCGTGGCGATCGCGGCGCGCTATGCCGCCGACCACGTGCCCGACGCCATCAAGACCCTCGGCGTCACGCCCGATCTGCTGGCCCAGAAGATCGAGGCGCGCCTCACGCTCAATACGACGCCGTCTGCCGCCTCGATCGCGGTGCCGACGCCCGACGTCGCGCACGCGGCCTGAAATCCCACGGCCGGGGGCTTCCGGCCAACTTCGAGGAGACCGACAAATGATGAGATTCCCTTCTGCCACCGCGCTCGCGGTGGCGGCGCTCTCGATGGGCGCCTGCACCTTCACGCTCGCCGGCCAGCCGGTGACGATCACCGCGGCCGACGTCAAGGCGGCCGTCTCGGCCAGCTGCGCGCTGGTGCCCACCGCCGAGCAGATCACCAAGGCTGTCGACGCCGCCAATAAGACGGCGGCAACGGCCGAATCGACGGCTCAGATCCTGTGCGCCGGCGCACAGCCGTTCATCGCGCCGATGCCGGCGACGCCTGCTCAGCCCGCCTCTGGCGGCTGATGGGCTCGCTCCTCAGCGGCCTCGCCGGCGCAGCCCTCAAGGCGGCCGGCGAGTGGCTGCTGGCCCTGATCGGCCAGCGCCAGGCCCGCGCCGACACCATCGCGCTCGGCCAGCAGCAGCAGAAGACGGTCGACGCCGAAGCCGCGCTCGACGCCGAGAAGCGGATCAACGCTGCCGCGGCCGAGCCGGTCGAAACCGACAAGAGGTTGGGCGATGGAACATTCTAGGCTCGCCCTTCTCGCGATGATCGCGGCGCTCGTCGGCTGCGCGCCGACGGCCGCGCCGGCGCCCGTCGTCGCGGCGCCGACGCCGAAGGCCTATGCCTGCAGCTTCGAACGTCAGGCGCGGGTGCAGTACGAGGCCCTGCCGACAGGGTCGGCGCTTCGTACGATGATCGACGACTACGGCATCGAACGAGACGAGCTGCGCGCCGCGCTCGGTCTTCCGAAGCCGACGCCGTGCCCATCGGCACCGCCGTCATGAGCGGCGACCGCCTCGCGGCCTGGATCATCCTGCTGCTGGCGGCCGCGATCGGGGCCTACATGCTCCTGAATAGTCGGCCCGCCGGCGCGCAAGATGGCGCGCAGCACCATCATCCCTTCCATCGCGATTTCTATAGCAAGTGGCAGCGTCCCGACGGTATGGGCTCCTGCTGCAATGCCCGGCTCACCGGTCCCGATGGTCACGAAGAAGGCGACTGCGAGCCCAGTGAGGCCCACGTCTCGACGGGCACCGATGGCAAGCCGCACTGGTTCGCGCGCCTGCCGCACGGCGGCGACTTCATCGAGATCCCCGACCGCCGCATCATTCACGAGCGCAACCCGGAGCAAGGCGGTCCGGATGGGCACCTCTGCTGGACCGCCAACACAGGCGTCCTCTGCTTCGTGCCACCGTCCACCGGCATGTGAAGATGGGCCAAGCCAGCGCTTTCCTTCGTCGCAGCACAAACGGCTTCGCGCACTGGTGCCCGGGCTGCGAGGAGATGCACCACATCGCAGTCGATGCGCCGAACCATTGTGGCGCGCGCTGGACCTTCGACGGCAATCTCACCGCGCCGACCTTCTCGCCCAGCGTCAATATCTCGTCGCCGGAACACACGTTCCCCGATGGCGTGAAGATCGATGCCGAGCGCTGCCACTACTTCCTCAAGGGCGGCTCGCTGCAATTCCTCGGCGATTGCACCCATCCGCTGGCCGGCAAAACGGTCCCGCTGCCTGAACTGCCGCCGCACTGTCGCGACGGCTGAAGAGATCGCCGCGCGGCCCCCGCCCGGCGATAGACGACCTCCCTGATAAGAACTCGGCGAGCGGCTCACATGGCCGAGCCGCCACGCCTCCTGCGTTTCGCGCCCGTCTCGGCTTCGGCCGCGGCGGGCGCTTTTTTCGTTGCAGAAGACGGCATCCGGCGCCGCCGCTCGCGCGTTGATCGGCGTGCACAAGCCGAAACCCTACAAGTGCCCGGTCTGCGGCGCCGAGCTGCCCGACCTGCCGATGCCGGTGCTGAAGCACCAGATGTCGCACGTCCGGCGGCGGCCGTTCGCCGGTAGGATCGCGCCATGGCCGCCAAACGCACCCGAGCCCTCGAGCCCGTCACCGCGACCGAAGTCACGGCCGCCGTCCTGAAGACCATCGCAACGGCATTCGGTGACCGGCCGCTCGGTCAGGAGGTCGCCCGGCAAGGTCTCGCCATGGCGGCGCACGAGATCATCATGCTGACGATCAAGGAGGCGGCGGCGAAGGCGAGGCGGTCCTAGCGCCTCGGCGTCGGGCCGTATGTCGGTGGCCGTTCCGGCGGCTTCTCCGGGTGCGGCAGCGGCTGCGCTCGCGGTTCCACCGTCCAGTCGATCCCGCAGGTATCTGCCCAGCGCTGGAACGCCGCGGCCTGGTCGGCCGATGTGAAGCCGAAGATCGATTCGCCCGTGCCCTCGTGCCACCAGACGAGCGCGCCGCCGGTCACCTGGTAGTGGGCACGGCTGCAGTGGTCGGAGCGCCAGTCGCCGGTGTTCCGCAGCCGGACCTGGTGCGGGTACCGGCGCTGATACTCGGCGACCATCTTGCGGTAGGGAATGACCATTCCGGATTGGTAGGCCGGCGCGGCGCGCTTGGGCAAGGCGTAGGCGCGCGCGCCTTGGATGGCACTCCGGGCCGTTTCCGGCCGGCGCCTCTGTACGGGCAGATTTCCGGGGTTGGCGGGCCACGCCGGCGAGAGCGGCGCCGACCGGACTTCCAAACAGGGCTCCCAAACGGCACCGGGGCCTTCCAGCTAAACCGCCGAAAAGCCCCGGTTTCATTGGTCGGAGTGAGAGGATTCGAACCTCCGGCCCCTAGCTCCCGAAGCTACCGGCGCAAAGCTAGAACGCTGAAAAACCGCGATATTTTGGGCTTCTGAACGCCCCAGTTTGCTGTGGTTCGCCGCCCCGTTCCCCAAACATTCTCCCAAACACGTTTCAGGCCTTCCCGCCGCGCACCGACCGGAGCGCCGGCCGCTGCGGTCTGGCCGCGCCTCTCAGCGCCTCTGCAACGTCCGAGGTCTCGAAGGCGATGTACCGCTCAGTGGTCGCCGGGTCGGCGTGCCGGGCTGCCTCCTTGGCAACGCCTCGGGCGACCTTGGCCACGTCGGTGATGTACCGGGCGCGGATATCGTGCAGACGGTGGGGCCGGCCGATCTGTGCCTTGCCGGCCGTGGCCCGCCAGGCCGTGCCGATGCTCTTGATCGGCCGCCAGGCGTCCTTAGGCACATCCCCGCCGGCGAGGAAGTCGCGCATCAATCCCGGTCCCGGCCAGGTGATGAGCCGGGTCTGGCCGCGTTCCTTGGCCTGCTTGGCAAGCCGCAGGAGGAAAGGCCAACCGCCCGGCAGCGGATAGGCGAATTCGTCCCGCCCGCTCTTAGTATGGTCGCCGTCGAACCGGATCGCCTTCCGGTCGCAGTCGATGTGGCCGAGATCGACGCCGAGCGCTTCCGCCCGCCGTAGACCGAAGTACCGCACCAGCTCGGCCGTCTCCCGGACCCATGGCGGGGCCGTGTCGATTCGAGCGTAGAATTCTGTATCCGGCATCGGCCGGGGCTGCCGCTTGGGCTGCGGCACGCGCTCCACGAGCGGCGGATATTTCAGCAGCGGCCGGTCGGCGACGGGATCTCGGGTCTGATGTGCCTGTCGGAGCACGGCTCTTAGGAAGTTGAGACGATGATTGATGCTGGCGGGCGACCGCTTGCGCGATCCCGTCCCGAGCTTGGCCGGCATCTTCTCCCGTCGGCGCGGGCCGCCACGCCACACCGCGACCGGCATCTCGGCCGCTTTCGCTCGGTAGGCGTCGATATCGGCCTGCGTGATGCTGGCGATCGGCGTCATGTCGCCAAAGAACGCGAGCAGCTCTCGGCCATAGAGACGGAGGTTCGCCTTGTGCAGATCGGAGCCTCGGACCTTGCGATTGAGCCTCGCGATGATGGCCTGACCGAAGGTGTACGTGCCCGCCCTGGCCACCGTGCGCGTCGTCCGCGCCGCGCCGCGGACGGCGTTGCGCATGGCGGCCTCGGCATCCAGGGCCTCGCGCTTGTTCGCAGCGGGCTTCCCGCCCTGCATGATGCAGGCGCCGAAGTAGCGACGACCGTCGAGCCGGAAGTCGTACCGCCATTCATTGCGGCGCTGGCGATTTTTGAACACCGTCATGGGGTGGACGGTATTAGAGCATCCCGAGCTTGCGCAACTCGCGCCGCGCCTCGCGGGCGCCGGGATTGTGGGAAACCTGGCTATCTCGGCCGACGCGATCGCGATCAGCCGGCACCGGCTTGGCCCCAATGGCGTGCCGCTGCCGATATTCCCGGATGCTGATGGCGTGCACGCGAATGCCTCCGGGCTTGGTCGACTTGCCAACCCTATGCCCAGTGAGCTCACCGCACGCCAGCAATGCTCGCACCGTCGACTGAGCGCAACCCAACCGCCGCGCCGCGACGGCGACGGTCACGGCGTCGTCCTCCGGATCGGGATCGAGGTTGGCGAGGCGGAGCATGTCAGGTGTCCAGCCATCCGGCGTCGCGGTCAATCCACCGCAGCAGCTCGACCTTCGCATGGCCGATGATCCTGTCCGTCGGCTTGGCGACGTGACCCGGCACGTACAGCGGAAGGAACTGCGGCCCCAACACTGAGAATTGCGCGCGCCAGCGGTTGACCTGCCGGACCATCAGCGTGCCGGCCGAGATGTCGCGCCTCAGCGACGGGCAATGCCGCATGCTGATGGCGGCGCAGGCTTTGTGGAGCAGCGGCTCGACCTGCAGGATGGCGAGCCCTTCGGCACCATGTCCGACGGGCCGGGCATGCGATAGCGACACCTTGGTCGCGAGCTTGAGCGGCTTGCCGCAGAGATCGCAGCGGCCCTCGGCGATCGCCTGTCGTTGTCGCTGCCAGTGCGGCTTCCCGAAGGTCGGTCTCCCGACGCCTTGCGCATCGGCCTGGCAGATCGCGGGGCGACCGGTGAAGCGGCAGGTTCCGACGTGGAACGATTCCTCGCCGGACCAGGCGACGGTCCACGGCACGGCGGTGTTGCCGAAGGTGAGCATCATCCGATCCCTGCCGCCGCCTCGGTGGCGATCTTCTTGAAGCGCTCGAACTCGTCATTGAGCAGTCTGACGATGCGATCGGCGATCTCGCCCTGCACAGCGCCCTTCTTGTTCTTCCAGAGCCGATGAAGCCTGCTGTACCGGCGGCGGCGATCCCGGCTGACCATGCGCCAGTGCTTGCCGCACATCACCTGAGCGCCCTCTGGCCAGGGCGTGCCCGCCTTGTCGTTCTTGAAGGTGCGCCGGCAGAACGGAATGCAGCAGGCGAGGCGCATCGTGCGCCCGTTGCCCTCGGCAGGATAGGTCGGCTTCACCCCGGCACCATGTCGCGCCACTTGATGATGAGGCCGTCGAAGTTCTGCAGGCTTCCGTGATGCCTCAACCAGAACGCTCGCAGCGCACCCCAATCGTCGAAGCCATCGCTATAGGCGAATTCGTCGAGAGCCGCAGGTCGGTCGAGCGTCCTGGCGCCGATCATCACCCAATCGTTCGATGGCCGACGGTGGAAGTAGAGCCCGATCGGCTCGACCGATTCGCACGTCGCCCGCGCAATCAGCCGGCAGCTCTTAGTGCGCATTCCGGTGTAGAGCTGCAACGCCTCGCCCGGTCGGGCATGCCGCTTCCGGGGTGCGCGCACGGTGTGACGCTTCCGGCCCATCAGGATCGGATCGGCGAACTGGCGCTGGAACGAATAAGCGACCATCACTCGTCCTCCGGACGCAGCTCGTCGATGTGGATGCCGCACCGGCCGCAGACCTTCGGGTTGTCCGGCGACGCGACGTGGCCGGGGCAGCTGTTGTCGTCAACGACCTCTTCGGTCTCGATCAGCTCGTAGCTGGTGCCGTCGCAGACCGGGCATTCGCCGGTCGGCCAGACGTCACGATCGTTGCCGCCATAGCGCGACGTATAGAGCATGCCCCCGCCGCCGCAGTGGCTGCAGAGCTGGCGCGTGGCGGGCAGCGGGTCGGCGTCGTCGACAATCACCGCGGGAACTCCCGGTGCTCGCGGCCGTCGAGCAGGGCGCCGGCGTTTCCCTTGCCGACGCGCACCATGCACGGCCCCGGCCCAACCTCGGTTTCCCGCGCCCACGGATAGGCCGTCTCGAACAGCCTGCCGCCGAACATCCCGAACTTGTCGTCAGCGATGAAGCCGTACCGCTTGCCGGCGCGCTCCTCGATGAAGGTCCATTCGGTCGCGCCGAGCTGGCGATAGTCAGCCCAGGCGCCGTGCTGCTTGAAGAAATACGGGACATCGGCAGCGGCGCACTGATCCCGAAGCGAGCGGAACCAATCAGGATGCGACGGTCTCGCATTGGGGCCGCTCTCGCCACCGGCGACGATCCAGTCGAGTGGCGGCCGCCAGCCGATGCAGGCGCCTACTCTGGCGCCGACCTCGCGCGCCATGTCGACGCCGTGTTCTTCGTGGCCAATAAGATAGGCCCGGAGATCAAGGGCACCGAGCAGCGGCTCGGCCGATACCCATCGCACGGCCGCCGGCGTCTCCAGCAAGAGCGGGATGCGCTCATCGGCTCGACGCTGATCCTCGGCCGAGACGCCGAGCCATACGCCAGGCAGAGGCCACACTCCGGACTGCGGCCGGCCTATCGTGCTGGCGACATGGAGAATGTGTCCGCCCGTCGAGTTACGGAGCGACCATTCACGCATTCTGTCGGCACGCTTCGTCAGCACCTGGAACGTATGCTGCGGGCAAAGCGCCATGACGGCGAATACGCGATCGATCACGGCGTCGGGCACGTCCTCATGGAAGAGGTCCGACATCGAGTTGACGAAAATCTGGCGCGGCTTCTTCCAATGAAGCGGCTGCAGAAAGATGTGGTCCGGAGCCACGGTGACCTTGCCGGTCCACACCGGGCCGCCCTTCGTGAGCGTGGTCAGGCCGGCATAATGCGGAAAGTTCGGGCCGACACGATGCGCCATCTTCATCGCGTAGCAATTGGTACAGCCGGGCGAGACAATCGAGCAGCCGGCCAGTGGGTTCCAGGTGGCGTTCGTCCATTCGATGCTGCTGCCGTCAGCCATGGGCCTTCTCCAGCTTGCGGACGCCTCCGCCTCCTCGTGGCGCCAAAGGGATCGGGCGGACTGTGACCGATGCAGGCGGCGCATCGCTGATCCAGATCGGCACCATGCCCGCGAGCTCGCCGCCCTTTCGCGGCGGATAGACCACCAGCGCGCCGCCATCGAGCTTGAAGCGGTCCCAGTCGGCCTTGCGGACGGCTGCTTTCGTAGGCGCGCTCATTGACCGAACTCCGCGCGGGCATCCTCAACGCCGTCCGGTGGCGGAAGCTGCGCGAAACCATCGAAGCTCCGCTGCATCATGTAGCCGCCGCCGTGGCGCTCGATGGCACGCATGGCGTCGATGGCCAAGGTCAGGCTGCGCAGATTTTTCGCCACCGTGTCGTAGCGGTCCTGCGCCATGCTCATTTGCTTGCCGTTGTAGAGGAAGTAGATGGCGACGCCGGGGTCGAGCCGCGGATCGGCTTTGGGATCGCTGGGCACACCGCGAGGCTTGAGGTTGGTGCTGATCACCACGTTGCTCGCCTTCAGACGGCTCAATTCCTCCTCGAGGTCGCGAAAGGCGCGGTCGGTATCGAGGTGCTTGGAAAAGCGACCCCAGTCCCGCGACCGAGCGCGCGGCCAACCCTCCGGCCAGCGCAGTGGATAAGCTTCAGTCATCGCCGCCGCTCCGCCTGGATAAACCGCTTGAGGATCACCCGGGTGTGGTTGGCGCCGTCGAAACGGACTTTCCAGCAGTCGTCCATGTCCGCGAGGATGCGGCCGAACCGGACACCCCGCGGCTGCAGCTTCGGCCCGGCCTCGCGGGTGAGCTCGAAGCGGTCGCCGACGCCGAGATCGACCGGGGGGACCAGGAAGGCGACGGTCACGGCGGGCCGACCATGAAGGCTTCGAGCGCCTTCTCCGTTACGATCACGATGAACGCAGCTACGGCGAGCCAGGCGAGGAAGGTGAGGGCGGGTTTCATTACGAGGTCACCTCGCAACGTCGCGCCGCTTTGGCGATACGGATGAGGAGTTCCGTGTCAAGGAAGCGCAGCGGGTACTCCGGCTCGGGCCACCGGAAGGACGGGGTCTTGGGATTGACCGGTTGGAGCAGCAGAGAAAACCCAAACATCGACCCGTCGAGATCCCACTGAAACACGTAGCCGCGCTCGCGGATGTCCAAAGTGATCTTGGCCGGACAGGAGTGAGCGTCGAGCGCCACACGGCATGCCGCGACGCCGAAGCGCTCGAGGAAGGCCTTCGGCCATGGCAGCACCGCGCACTTCTCTATAGCGGGCCAGTCAAAGATAAACTGGGCTTCTTCTCCGCCGGCTTCATAAATGACAATTGGAGCCACGACCCGTTCGTCGAACGTCAGGATCGGCTGCTGCGCGCGGCAGGCCGTCGTGAAGAGCAAAAGAACCGCGGCAGACGTGGTGAGCGCGGGCTTCATCGACCCTCGCCGGGTTCTGCTCGGAGGACTGAAATATCGGCTGTGCTGTCGAGCAGCATTACTTTTGCGCCTCCAGGCACCACTCCTTTGGCCCATTCTTGAATGCGAATGGCAACATCGTGAGACACCATGCGGTTAATCTTCAGGACCAGAACGTCGCCCGGCTTCAACTCCAGCTTCGCGATGGCGAGCTCGACGGGCGTTGCGTTGGCAAGGGGATCGGGGAGCTCACTCATCGCCGCGCCCTCCGCAGCGGCCGCCGAAACGCAATCGTCCAAGTGATCGCGAGCCCAACCGGCCAGGTCGCCGCAGCCGCGACGTTCCAGGCAAAGTCGCCCCATGTCGGCCGATCGCGGAACGGTGGCGCGCCATTGAACTCGCCAAGCCAGTAGGCGGCGACGGCGAGGTAGAGCCAGAGCAGCGTCGTCATCATCGGGCGGCTCGCCGCTTGGCTGTGGCGATCGCCTCGTCGATGGCGCCGATAAACGTCCGCGCCGCCTTCAACACGGCGAGATCGCATTCCATGGCGTCGCCTTTGTCGCGGTAGAGCGTCGGGTCGAGGATCGGGCCGATAGCCCCGGCTGAATTGCCGGCCTCAATCAGCTTGTCGAGGTCGAGCAGCTGCAGGATGTCTTTGAAGCCGTGACACTGGATGACGGCCAGGCGCCAATTGAGGGGATCGCTCATCCGCGGGCCTCCGCGTTCGGCGCCCGCTCGCTCGGATAATCGGCGAACTGCGGATCAGTTGAGTGCTGATGGCAGCCGGTGCGGCCGGTGGTGTAGCGGCCGCGCATCGGCGAATCGGGTTTCAGGCAGATGGCCTGCACCGGGCCGCCGCCCTCGCTCTTGGCGATCAGCTCGGACCAGGCCGAGCAGGTGTTGCAGCGGTTCATGCCGGCTCCTTGAAGTAGACGCCGACGATGTTGTGCTGACAGAACTCGGCGAGGGCGACAGAGCCCCGCCAGACGCGGACGTAAGGGATGTCCGCATACATGCCCGCCTTGGTAAATGCCTCGATGCGGGTCACACCGTCGTAGCCGACTTGGTAAGTCTCGGCGTCGCTGATCACTCCGAGCGTTTCGGAGTGCCGCAGCAGGTTGGCCGTAATGATGTAGTCGATCTCCTGGTCGACAGGCTGCTCAGGGTCTCTCACAGCGGCAGTTCCTCGGCCGGCTTCGCCGGCGGCGGCAGTACCCCGCGATCCGAGAACGCCCGCAGGATCGCGCTGGCATGCTCGAAGTCCGCATCGTCGAGGTTCTTCATGTGCGAGCGGATTTCGCCGATGTTGCGGTCGAGCGCGGGCTGCAGCTGGTCATCCTTCCAGTTGCCCATGGTGCGGATCACGGCCTCGCTCCAGGCCTGGGCGGTGTCCCAGCCGGAGACCTTGCCGCTGCCGGAGGTCCATCTGTATGGCTTGCCGGCGGTGTCGGTCTGGGCCGCAGACGTCGTGCCGCTGGCCGGCGTGGCCTTCGGGATGTCGGCGCCGGTCGCCCAAGCCCGCAGGCATTCACCGGCGCGGCGGCCGATGAACTGGCCCTCGGGAAAGAACGACAGGTGATCGTCGATGACCTTGTGCGTGAGATCGAAGCGCGGCTTGCCCTTGGTCTCCGGTGCCAGAGTGAGCGAGAGCGTCATGTCGTACATGAACCGCTTCTCGCAGACCGGCTGCCAGCCGATCGGCACGATGACCGTCTTCTCGCGGTTGCCGTCCTTCACCTTCTCGAAGCGCACTTTTTCCTCGGCGCGGAGACAGAAGATGACGAAGCCCGGGAAACTGCGGATGCGCCGGATCAGGCTCGCCTTGTGCCGGAGCTTCGGCGCACGCCAGGCCGGCGCGCTCATGGCATCGATCTTCCATTCCTGCAGCTTGCCGTCGTAGGTGGCCATGCGGCGCGCCTCGGCGTCGTGGATGTCACCGAGGCCGCCTTCGCCCTCGTACTCGTCGGACGCGCTGTCGAAGATCACGACATCGTAGCCGGCGCTTTGCGCATCGCTGATCGCCTGCGTGCAGCGCTCCGGCGAGTAGGGCGGCTGGAAGTCGAGATGATCGAAGCGGTACTGCGTCGCGTAGTGCAGGGCACGCCGGCCCTCGGTATCGATGACGCAAATCTTGCCGTCCGGACCGGCGAGACCGGTGGCGATCTCCAGCGCCGACTTCGTCTTGCCGCTGCCGCTGGAGCCCGCCAGCGCGATGGAAAGGCCGACGCGCTCGCGGCGGGCCGGCGAGAAGGTGAAGGGCTGGATCGTGGTGTCAGGCATGGGTGTTTCTCGTTTGGATGGACGCAGCTGCCTTCGCATCGCCGCGCGGGTGAAGCTCGCGATGGTGCGCCTCGCAAAGCCAACGCACATCGAGGGGCCGCGAATAGTCGTCGTGGTGGGCGTGGACTTTCGTCTCGCCGCAGGCCGCACAAGATTCCTTCTTCAGCCGCCCGGATCTGACCGCCATAAGGACGGCCTGCCTGGCTGAGTATTTGTCCGGATGCTTCTGGCGCTGACGCTCACCGGACCTTTTCGCCATTTCCTTACCGGCTTCGGTTTCCCGATAGGCCTTAACGCGCTGGGCCACGGCCTCCGGGTCGCGTCGATATAACTCCTGATGATAGCGGCGCCGCTTCGCACGGTTCCGTTCACCGTAGGCGCGCCAGCTGGCCCGCTCAGCGACGCGAGCGCATTCGGGCGAGCAGTATTTCGCCTGACTGTGCGAGGCGAAGAAGCGGCTGCCGCATTGGGCGCAGTCAAGCGGCCTCGTTCTGCAGGGCCGCCGCGTCTGTTTCAGCGTGCTCGCCATCGAGGCTACTCGGCCGCTTGCGCTGAGGCAGGCTTGCCGCCCGCCCTGGTCGCCGGCGTGGATACGACCATGCCGTCTTCCATGACGATCCCGACTTCGCCGGTGTCATTCACACACTCCACCCAGACCTGGCAGCCGTGGGCGTCCGCCATTTCGGCGAGCAACTGCATGGACTTCCGGTCGAGCAGGCTGCCGTCGCGGACCAGGACGACCTTGAGCCGCGGGTTGGCCGCCATGGCGATGGCGATCGAGGCGCGGAGCTGCTCGGCATCCGAGGCCTGATTGAACGGCACTCCGTTGAAGGTGACGCAGTCCTCGCCGAAGCCCAGCCCCTCGACCGGCATCTTGGCCGCGGCAATGGCGGCCCGCTTCTCCTCGTTGCGGGCGTCGATCTTGGCGGTCAGCGCCTCGGCATCGCGCTCCAGCTCGGCCGCCTCGGCGATCAGCAGCTCGCGGCGGCGGGCCTGCTCGACGGCGGCATTGATGCGCTTGGCCTCCTCGAGCTTGGCCTTGATGGCGGCGGCGTCCTTCGGATCAGGCAGGGGCTCCGCATTGGCGAGCCGGTCCTCACATTCCTTTGCTAGGAGATTGCTCGCCTCGGCCTGCGCATCCTGCGCATCTGCTTGCTTGCGGAGCTCGACAGCCTTGTCGCGCGCCCGCTGAGCATCCTCACGATGACCCACGCCCTGAGCGGCGACCTGCGCGCGCCCTTCCTTGCGCCGCTCGATCATGGCGTTGTGGTCGCCCACTGCCGCGATCTCGTCGACGATAGCGGTCTCGTCGATCCGGTCCCTTGGCGTCGCCTCCGGGATCTCGATGGCATGCGCCTGGGCCCGCTTCTCCTTGGCCTCGCGGTTCACCGTGGTCCGCTTGTCGAAGTCCGTCTTGTTCAGGCGGTCCGTCGCCTCGAAGTCGAGCCCTGGCACGAAGCGGCGCAGCGTCTCGAACTGGTCCTTCGCCTTGGCGCGCGCGAAGGCCAGTGGATCGAAGGCCAGGCCTCCGGGGCCTGCGAGCCCATCGAGGATCTGCTGCGGCTTGTTGTACTGGCCGCCGTCGGGGCTGGTCACCTTGATCGAGGTCGTGAAGTCGCCGTCGTCGGTGCGCTGGAAGCGGCGCGTGATGACGTATTCGACGGCATCGGCTGCCTCGCCGACGTCGAGCTTGATGGTGGCCGTCTCCTCGCCCTTGCGGATCGGCGAGGCCTGGACGACGCCGGCACCGGCCAGCGCCCACCAGATGGAGTTGAGGGTCGAGGTCTTGCCGGACCCGTTCGGCCCGGCGATCTGGACGACGTTGCCGTCCGGCGTGATGCTCACCGCTCGCAGCTTCTTCACATTCTCGGCGACGAGCTTGACGATCTTGAGCGGCTTCTCGGCCGCGACGGCAACGTCGGTCATGGTCGGTGTCCTATCGGTGTGTTGCGGCGGTCAGAGCGCCTTGAGGTTGCCGGCGGCCTGCTTGCCGCGCTCCGTGACGACGTCGAAGCTGACCTTCTGCCCCTCAGTGAGGGTCTGAAGACCGGCCTTTTCGATCGCCGAGATGTGCACGAACACGTCGCGACCGCCGCCGTCCGGCTGAATGAAACCGAACGCTTTTTGAGCGTTGAACCACTTAACTGTTCCGGTAGCCATGTCTCTCGTTCTCCTGGTCGTGGGGAAGAACCGCGGTCACTCCGCGGCGGGCGCAGCGAGTAAGTCGCCGGGCTTCTTAGTGGCGCCGATGCCCTGCCAGCGCTCGACGATGCGCATCAGCGCCATGCGCCGCATCTCGGCGCGCATCGAGCGCCAAGGCGCCTTTTCCAATGTGACGGTGCCGCCGTCGTAGGACGGCCATTCGCCGGTGCGCAGACAGTTCGCCCAGATCTTCATCGCGAGCTGGACGTCCTGCTCGGCCTCCTCGATCGCGAGGCCGGGGAACTGGCAGACTGTCAGGCCATACGGCGGCTTCTGTTCCAGCACCGCGAACTTGAATTCGACGGACCGGATGCCGGGGATCAGCGAGCGCAGCCCGAACGGGTAAAACACCGATTGGATATCGTAGGCTAGGTCGTAGGCCACGCTCTCCCAGTCGTCCCAGTGCGAGGAACCGGACGTCGTCTTGAGATCGGCCAGCACGACGTGACCGCCCTCGCGCACGGCATCTGGCAGCCGGTCGAGTCGGCCGCGGCACCACACCTCGCCGGCGCGCCACACCATGGTGACCTCCGACTGGCCGGGCGCCTCGAAGTAGCCGCGGAGATCGGTGCTGGCGAGCTGGTCGCGCGCAGCTTCGACCATGCGCTCGACCTCGGCCATGTCGTCCACCAGGACGGGCGTCATGCCGGCGGCCAGCGCGTCATCGCGCAGCTTGCGGGCGGCCGCCGTCTTGAAGTCCTCGGCGTTCACCGTCTTGATGGCACCGCCCTTGCCGAGCAGCGTCCGGTGCGCTGCCGTGCCGATCGCCTTCTTGGCGTCGTACTTCTCGATGTCACCAAGCGGCTTTTTCAGGCGGGGGTGCGCATAGGCGGCGTGGCGGGCCGACCGGTGCACCAGGAGCTTGGCGATCGACGACGACAGCGACGGCTCGATCACTGGATCTCGGTGATAGCGCTTCTCGACGATGTCGTCGTAAAGGCCGGGCGCGCTGATCAGGTCGGTCATCGGACGGTTCCCTTTTCGATATGCAGGCAGACCAGGCGCGTGCCGCTTGGCGTCGCCCAACGGTCGCTGGCGAGGTCGAGCGGGCAGCCGTTCTTGTTGTCGAAATACTTGCCGCGCGGCTTGAACTTCTCGCCGGGAAGCGCGCGCTGCAGCTGCCAGCCCGGCGGATGGTCGGCGGTCATCCCCGGATGCTGTTCAGCGCCGCGCGCGCCGCGCACGACGGCAACCGCCGCGACCAGCACCGCGGCGGCGATGACGACGTACCGGACTTTCGGCCGTGCGACCGTGGCTGCATAGCACCGCCCGCAGAGTTGCAGGCCGGCGTCGTCGTGCAGCGTGCCGGCCGGCTTCGGCGCCCCGCAGCGATCGCACCTAAGCCGCATCGCACACCGACTTGCAAACCAGCCGGAAGCCACCGCAGCGGTAGCCCGGAGCTGCCGGCATTGCGCGGCAGACGCGGCAACACTTGGCGTCGTGCTGATGACGATAGAGGCCGCCGCCTCCCGGCCACAGCGGTCCTCGTGGTCGCGGTCGACGCGCGCGAGGCGGACGCCGCAGGTCCCGCACCGGGCGTCGGGATCGCGGCG